ACAGCATTCTCAGTATTTGGGGTGCTGTGTAAAAAATTCCAAGTCAGCAGGCCAGCACTGTTGATTGGGTACATATTGAGTGACAGGATATACAACCTCACTTATCAACTAACATCCTTGCATACGGTAGACGATCTAATCACAAGGCCCATCTTTATTTTCTTGATGGCATGTGTTATACTGTTACTGTATTGGGGAATAACAAAGAGGAGTAGACTAGACTATGCTTAAGAAAACAATAATAGCGTTGGTGTTAATGACAACAACGGCACTGGCAGATTACAACTTGATCGTGCCACAAAAACCATCTGGCGGAACTTCTGTGTGGGCACAGATAGTTGTAGCGGAATGGGAGAAACACCTGGGTGAGAAGATCAATCTTATCTACAAGCCAGGTGCAAGAGACCAACTGGGACCAAATGAGTTCCAAAACAAACTGAGGTTCGACGACAAGACCATATTGGTATCACACGGTGGTAACGGTATATCATATCTCGTGGAGCCGGTGGACTACAACTATCTGGATTGGGAATCAATCGGGCAGATGAACCTCAACATAATCGTGGGTGCAAGGAAGAACGCAGACACGACAAACGGACCAATAAAGTTCCCGTCAGGATCAGGCATGACGCCAGAAGTGATGGCTATCGTTATGTTGTTAGCAGGACCTGACAATGATCCTGTGAAAACATTCCAGGACAAGATCATTTGGGTGAAAGGAATGAAAGGTTCTGAGAGACGTCTAGCGTTCATAAGGGGAGACTTGAATGCAACAAGGGAGAACCCTGCCGCATACAAGAAACACGTGATGCCAGTGATAGGCAAAGGAGATGCCTACACTTGGTTCCATCACGGACTACTAGACGTGAGCACAGGTGAACACAGCAAAGATCCAAACTTCACTGAGCCAACATTTGAGGCATTGTTTGAGAAGATGCACGGTGTTGCACCAAGTGGTGACTTCTATGATGCATACAAACTTGTGAAAAGTTGGAGAGATGCTTTGCAGAAGGCTTTCTGGGTGAACAAGGGAAATCCCAACAAGGACAAACTTGTGGCCGCACTAGACAAGATGATCAAGGATCCAGAGTCAGTTGCCGCCATCGAGAAGAAGGTTGGCAAGTACGAGTGGAGAACAGGTGCAGAGGGTGACGCCGCAGTGAGGACGCTGAAGTCATTCATCACACCCGAAGCACTGAAAACTTTAGCAGACTTCAAGAGCCAACAATTAGGCTATAACACAGTCTACAAAAAGGAACTTACTGAATAATGTATATTCTTTTTACTGGTGCACCAGGATCAAAATGGAGCAGTGTGGCAGAAAGCCTAAGTCGTTCGCCAGACATAGACAAATCTGACGGCACCAGTGAGAGAACATACAACAACGGAGAGGTCAAGCACAAGGGATCATATTTTGATCCTGGAATGGAATTTGACAACGACAGGAAGAATTGGGACAAACCCTTCTCAGGCACAGGACATAGAATTATCAAATCACACACATTTGCACACAAACTGGATGAACTTAAAAGTCTTTCGTATCCTATTGTGATGGTATATCGTAGCCACCTTGAGTGTTATGATTGGTGGGTGCAGGCCGGCGGGTTTGATATTACCTATCCTAATTATGCCCACTACGAAAACCTAGATAAAATGAAAACACACATATTGAATCAAAACAGAGACATAAACAGATTTATTCTGGATAATCTTAAAAGGATAAGTTGCCCTGTTGACAATTTTGATCTTTGCAGTATACTTAGAATTAAAAAACCTCCACGTAGAGATGTCATACATAATTACGCGGACAGAGATACTAAAGTATACGTGTACAAATGAACAAAAAAATATTTGCAAAATTACTTGCCTATAGCCAAAACGATCTTACAAAGATAACTCAACCCTACATAAAAGAAACATTTGGAGTGGAAGTAAAACGTTGCGATACACTCGAACAATACACAGATGCAATAGACGATGCCTGCTTACACAGATACTTCACCAGGTATTGGCAGAATGACATGAAGAAATGGAAATATTCGGGACTCGCTCTCATAAACGAGGTAAACAACCTCAAACCCAGGGCGGTACTAGACGTTGGGTGTGGATACAACGAATTCAAAGGCAAGATAGACAACCTCATCGGCATTGATCCATACAACAAAAACGCCGACCTACAAGTGGGCACGATGGAATACAAGACAGATCAACAATTTGATGTTATACTTTGCTTGGGTTCTGTGAACTTTGGAAGCAGGAGCAAGATAAGAGAAGAAGTTGCCAAGTGTGTCAAGTTGTTGGCGGATGGTGGCCACATGTTTTTCAGGGTAAACCCCGGTGTACAGCATGACAAACCAGAAGCAGAATGGATCGAGTTCTTCCCATGGAACGTGCCTTTCATAATAGAATTAAGTGAAATGTTCAACTTAAAAATACTAGATATACGTGATGATACCAATCAACGTAAGTATTTTGTGTATAAGAAGTAGATCTGTATAGACTTTTGCTTTAATTGTGTTATAATAAAGTGTAAATACCTATAATGCAGAAACACACTAAAAGTTTATTAGAAGAATTGAGCTCTATGCCTCTCAAACGAGACAAAGAGGAGGTTGTTGAGAGCAGGGCGTCTCACATTTTGGAGAGTGCTATTAGACTGATTACCTACATCAGGGAGAACTTCGACCAGGACACGGCTTTCAAACTGGAGAAAAAATTCAACTCAGCACTTAAGAACATGGACGCATCTAAATTCAGCAAAGGTGTCGCACGTATAAAAGAAAACAGAGACATCAAACAGAACGTGTTGAAAATCAAAGACGGCGAATACAAAGAGGACTAACAATGTTGATAGAAGATGTCCTTACAGAGTTCAAGAGGACGCACCTAGAACACATCGAGGACATCGTGATCACTGACGGCTATGAGGGTGGCCGTGCTGTGCTAGAATATTTCAGAGGATTACTATTGACACTGAAAGGATCAAGTTCAGAAGCCATGAGTGTGTCAGTGAAATGGGACGGTGCACCTGCCGTGGTGTGTGGGACCAATCCTGACAACGGAAGATTCTTTGTAGGCACAAAATCAGTGTTCGCCAAGAACGCAAAGATCAATTACACCAAGCGGGACATAGCAAACAATCATGGCACGGATGACCTAGGACAGAAGTTGTTGAAGTGTCTAGTGCATCTTAAGAAATTGAACATACAGGGTGTGGTGCAGGGTGATCTGCTTTTCACAGATGAGGACATCACACGTAAGAACGTTGATGGCAAGCCAAATCTAACATTCACACCCAACACAATCACCTACGCCGTGCCAGAGGCCAGCGACTTAGGCAAACAGATCGATAAGGCCAAGGTTGGCATAATCTTCCACACCACATACGTGGGAGACACCTTGGCTGATATGGACGCAAAAGGTGGGGCAGATGTAAGTTCATTCACCAAAAGCAATGATGTGTTCTTCGACAACGCAACCTACAAGGACGTTTCCGGCAGTGCCAAGTTCACTGACGAAGAAACAAAACAGTTCTTCAATGGCATCGAGAAACTTGAGAACCTTTTGAATGGTGTGCCAAGGAATCTATCAAGTGTGCTTGGACAGAACCAGGACTTCATTCCCATGTTCCAGATGTACATCAACGCACGGGTCAGAGAAGGCGAACTGCCAAACGATGCCAACAAGTTCCTACTGGGTTTCAAGAAGTTCTACAACGACAGGATGCAACAGCAGATGTCAGGACTTAAGGCACAGAAGGCTTTACAGTTAAGACAGGACAAGATGAAACAGATGCCCATTTTCCTGAACAGGGCCAAGAAACCTTTACAGGCCATGCTAACATTCTATAGAGCGGTACAAACAATGAAAGCATTTGTATTGAGAAAAATGAATCAAGCACAGGCAATAGGATCGTTCCAGCAGACGGACAGTGGTCTCGAAGTCACCGAACCAGAAGGATTCGTTGCAGTTGACAAGTCAGGTAATGCTGTCAAATTAGTAGATAGGCTGGGATTCTCAAGAAGGAACTTAACTGCGATCAGCAAATTCAAGAAATGATTCTAATGTCTTGTTGACCTGTTGACTTAATTTTTGTTTATCAAAAAAAGTATCGTAGTTGTGTCTCCTCAGTGCTTGGGTCTGTAGATAGATATCTTGCCATTTTTTGTTACCTCTTTCAACAAAACTCGAACTATCATCACACTTGCTTTTTAAATTTTTACATAAAGAAACTATTTTCTCTATCCTTTTGCTTGGATCTTTCTCTAGGTCATAACTCTCATCAAAATATTTTCCAAAAGTTTTGAACCCCATTTCTCTTAACTTCTGCAGATACAGATAATTTCCATGCACTACGAACACGTGTTCAGCCATTATGGGTTTCCATATTTTTTCAGTCATAAAGATTTCGTTATCATTGTCATTAGTTTCGGATATGATTGAACACACTGTATCAACATAAGGTGCCTCGTAAATGTCTTGGTCCTTGCCCCACCTTGGATAGTTTTCAGGCTCTATACCAGGCAATTCGTATTTTTTTGGTAGCCTTCGCGAAGGTTCCATGTTAACAAAAGTATAGATACTATTATCCAACACACCATCTTTGGTCAACTGGTTGTACAAATTTACTCTGTGCTCGCGAGTGGCTTTATTTAGATATAGAAAGTCGTGGATTTTATGCCAGTAACTACCATTATGATCATGACTCACAGCAGGCTTGTTGTCTTTGTGTTTATGGTACATGAAACTCCAAAACCAAGATACTCCGCCTGTCCATAAGTGATAAGGGTAATTGATCGCAATTTTTTTCATTTCTTCGCCAGTGACAAAAGTTTGTGATTTGATGTTATCTAACGATTCCCACGGATTGGCAACAATAAATGTGAAACCCTGTTGATGTAAGAGTTCTAATCTGTAGTGCAGATCTTTTTTATATCCATCATTGTCTATCAATCTATTATTGTGTATTCTCATATCAATAAAGGCAAACTTACGATCATACTGGTCGAGGTCGTATTTGTGGAGAGTGTAATACTCTCCTGTATATTCAAACATTTGATTCGTCAGCGAATGACTGTCTATAAATTGCTCATATGATCGATGATCTCCAGTCTTCATCACGTCTGTGAGAATAAAGTTTCGTTGCATAGGCTCTATAAATAACTGTATGTTAACACCATTTTTAAAGTATGTATCTGAGGGCAAGGTCATAAGGCGACATAGTGACTTGCAGAGATACACTTTCCCAGAGGTCACAGAGAGGATATATCTCAGTTTCCTGGCACTAGCCCTGATGAGTCAGAACAAGGACACAGCAGATTTCGCCAAGTCATACGCTGACCAGACCATGGCCAAGGGAACTTTCGACCAGGTCAGGATGATCAACAATGACCTATCAAACATGTTGGCCATCGTGTCGGGTGATCCTGACATAACCAAGAAGCTCAAGAACAAGGACCAAGCACAGGCCATGAGACAGAGACAGCCGGTGCCGGTGATGGCGCTGAGGAGATACCTGAGGACCTGGGAGGATCATTACAAGAATCTAACACATCTTGAGAGGGCACTTAACATAACAGACGCCAACCTCAAGAATATAAGGCGAGCAGTGGCCAACTACACAAAGTTGGATTCAAAGATGAAGATGCAGACTCTACACAGACTGCAACAACAGTTACAATCCAAACTGCCCAACACGGACATACTGAAGAAATTCAAGGAACTGTAATGATGATCAAATACATTTGTGAGAAGTGTGGGTGTGAACAGCACTGTAAGAGTTCATGCACAGAGTGCCGGGACTGTCCCGACTGTGCATGTAAAGAATGTGAGCATGGTTCCAAATAATGAATCCAAGGCGGGTGCAGAATGCAAACGTGTGTATGACTGGGCCAGACCACAAATAAAGAATTTTAGACATGCCATAGACGTTGGGGCCAGGGAAGGCCTCTTCGCACGTAACCTGGGTGCTGACTTCCAACACACCTTCTGTTTCGACTTCAGAGACAAGCGTAGTGAATTCAAGAGGACAGTGGACAGCATGGATCAATACACCTACCACGTGGTCGGACTTGGTGAGTCCCAGAGGATGGCGCACACCACCAACACCCGTGTGGGCAAGATCAAAGAGGGTGGCACGGTCGAAGTGCCCATAAGGACGCTGGACAGTTTTGATATCAAGCACGTTGACTTTATCAAGTACGACATAGAGGGATTCGAGACCAAGGCCATAGCAGGATCCGAACAGACCATAAGGAGATCATGGCCCGCCATAGTGGTGGAACAAAACAAGGGAGACATGGAGGCGGTGTCGCTCTTGGAGTCATGGGGTTACAGGTGTGTGGGAGGTTTCATGCCCAGGAACGAAGACTTCCTGTGCGTGAGGGACTAGATGACAAACGACTACTGGGTACTCTACAGTCAGCACACCAAACCCACTTACCTAGAAGATGCGGGCAATGGACAGCAGGCACAAAGAGATGCCGCTCTGCAATACATCAAGCAGTGGCGTGTGTGCCTGGACATAGGTAGCAACATAGGACAGTGGACCAGACCCCTGGCCGAGAGATTCAAGAGTGTGGTGTGCTTCGAACCAAACCCCAACTTCAGACAATGTTTCGAGAAGAACATACAAGAGAAAAATGTATTGCTCTGGCCCTATGGATTGTCAGACAAAGAACACAAGGCCAAGCAAGACTTCAACTCGACTGTGTTACATGAAGAGGATGGAGACATAGACTGCAGGACACTTGACAGTTTTGGATTGACCAACGTTGACTTCGTGAAGATAGACGTTGACGGTTTTGAAATACCATTACTGAACGGAGCGAGGGAAACATTGAGCAAGAACGATCCCGTGATCAATATCGAAATGAAGAGAGACAAGAGGACGGATGTTGTTGTGAAGTGTGAGTCTATACTGAAGGATCTAGGCTACAAGTTCCAAAAACGCACAAAGAGTGACGAAGTTTGGCTGAAATCTTAATATTACAGCATAATTTACCAAGTTTACCACTAAATACTTGCAACGTGATACCTGAGCGGTGTCACAGCATTTAGTAATCAGAAAAAAGGAGGATAACAAAATGCCAATTTCAGAAAACAACACTACATTCGTA